TCTTCGTTGCCGTAGCACAAGCCACAAACGGGTAGACCTGATCAATGGTCATGTCTTTGTATTCGTCAAACCGGATGCCGCGCTGTTCGATACTGAAGATAGCCTCTCGCTGAAACTCTCGGCGGCACATCACGATCTCAGCCTCACCCAAACATTCCTCTACCACCACGCGATCCACAAAGATCATGTCGGTGTCGATATACAAAGCAGGCTCGTCTAGATTACGCAGCGCAAACGCTTTGACTCGTGAGAATGTCATCTCGTTCGGATCAAGGTCGTACTCACACCGCTCCGTGATACCCATGACATCCGGTGTATCTTTGTCAGTCAGCATGATCACGTTGGCATCAGGGTTGTATCGCAGCAAAGATTTCACCATCTTTTGTGGCACAGAAATATCTTTACCAATGTGCATGAACACAAAGTTGTCTCTGACTCTTTCCATGTTAAAGTTCAAAATTAAATCTAACTCATCACGCACTTGCTTCAACTGCAAGTCCCACGGCGCGTTCATGTTCTCGCGCTGATAAATCTTTATGCTCGGATACCACATACTCTCGTTACCGATGCGGTTGTTCCAGTACCAGAGTTTGTTCGCATCCAGTAGCAAAACATCCTTACCCATCGCCCCTGCCAGATGCACGTTCGCGCACGATGGCGAAATGATGACGCTGCATATCTCCATGAGCGCAGCCACATTCTCCAAGTCCAAGAACGTATCAATGTGTGTGGTAATGAGACTCGGGTGAAACCCTTCGCCCTGTTTCTGAGCATCGCCGTACTGAAGATTGATGAACTTCAGATACGGTGTATCAAGGATCGGACGGAACGCTTCCAGTGGCACGGACTTGTGCGGCCCGATGACAGGTGCGGTACTTGTCCAAGTCAGTCCGACAATATACTCGTCCTCATGCAGCCCATACTCTTTGCGTAGCATCGCCACCCGTTCGGGATCAGCCTTGAGATAGGTGGTCGATACACTAGGTGCAATATCACGGACTGAGTTAATAAAGTATTTACCCAGAGATGCAATCGGTATATGCGAGTCATGTTCACTCATCTTGATACGCGAGTTATGCGAAACAAACTTGACGTTCTTTACTTTGCACCCGCGCTGAAAAAGATTTGCCACGCGAAGGTCGATCATCACCGTCACGTGTTCAACTTCTTGAGCCAACTTCTCAATCAGCGACCCGTAAAGAATCTGATCGCCAATACCTTGCTCACACCAGACGATAGGACGTTTGTGCTTGCCCCGCTCCCACATGGGGCGCTTGGTATGCAGTCGTGGAGAGTTAAAAGTCTTGCTGCCCCATCGTCGCTCGTAACCTTTCCACCCGTTATGAAAGTCGCCCATCTGAAGGGCTAGAAGTCCAACAGTCCATCCTACATCGTCGTTGTTGGGTTCCAGTTGTGCTGCGATCTCAAAGTGCTTACGTGCAAGTTCCCACCTGTGCATCTCCCAATGGCATCGCCCGATCTGCAACTCCGTCGCGGTGAGTACGGGAAGCGCAAGATGGATGTTTTGAAGGATGCTTATTGCACCGTCATAGTTACCCTTCTCGGCTTCCGCGAACCCTGTCTTGTATACGTGTTGAGCGAACTCGGGCAGGGTCTGTTGCTTTTTTTCTTTAGCCACTGAACACCTTATCATTTAGATCTCTTAGTATTTTACCCACTTGACTGTCTTGTCTTTCCGTATGACCACGTAACTTACGCAGTGCTTTCGCTTCAATCTGACGTATACGTTCTCTGCTTACGTCCATCTCTTTAGCAATACTATCCAACGTAGGTCGAACACCGTCGGGTGCGTGTACAAGGCTTAAAACTTTCTTCTCTCTCGGCGTTAACGCCGCATCCATCACTTGATTTACTAAATTTTCTGCTTCTTCGTGTGCGATCTGATCAATAGCGGCGTTATCCCGCATATCTTCAAGACGGTCATCCCAAGAATACTGCTCACTAAGACGGACTAATTCAGCCTCCGTAACGTCCTTAGTGCCAGTAGATGTTTTGAGTACAACTACTTTCTGACGTTCGCTAAAAAGATCATCAGGCAAAGAGTACAATGCGTCAGCCAACAACAGTACGCACTTTCTCCATTCGCCTTTTTTATTGAGCGGAGAGAGTTTCATGTTCACAAGATCAAACGTATTACCGATAGGCAGGTTCTTGACTTTGCACATCTGAAGCACTGAGGTATATCCCGCGCTCTCCATCGCCTTACGAATCCTAGCGTTCGATACGCTAATTTTTACTCGGTAATCACTCACCAGTAGTCCCTCCCGCCACGTTTCGCTGACCACTCCGGTGGCGGCACGTGCGCCCATGCTTGATACCGTTCCCATTTCCACCGTCGCCACACGTCACGCATCCAACGGATCACGCGCCCTTCCTCGCGTCGATCTCACGCTTGAGATAGAACAACGCTTTCTCCAAGTCCTGTACAGGATCAGAGTCTTTCTTCCCGACGCGGCTAACGTACTTCACTACGTTGCCCAAACGATAGTTCAAGTCTTTCGCTTCGATGAAATCGAGAGTCTCAACACCGCCAGTCGTGTAGTGCGGGGGATGATTGATGACATCGGGAGGAGAAATAACTTCACCGCCTTTGTCAAGATCAATGATCGCCCCGTCTTCTCTACGGGCAAGATTGATCATCACACGCTTCGGCTCAACCGCATCCAACGCCTTCTTCATCTGGAATATGTCTTGCACCAGACGCGACCGTGGACTTTTGTAGACGGCTTTCTTCTTTACTTTCTTGGGTGTAGGTTCGTTTCTTTTTGCTTCAGTCCAACGCACGTAATACACGTACGCCTCGCTTGACTTTGTGGCTTTCGCCACTTCTTTGATCGACTTCCCTGACTTGAGCAGGGCTTGAATCCGCTTTGCTTTTGACATAACTAATTAACTCCTTGCGTAGGTTCTCTACGTTTGTTTCATCAACTATCAATGCGATGCCACCCGACTTGCGAATGTCATCGTGGTTCTTCAACTGAAGTGCAGTGGCCTTCCCACCGTTGGCTTTTGTCTCTATAGCATAAAACAATCCCGCTATGCAAATAATAAAATCTGGCGCTCCGCTGTTCCCGTAGCCCCCTGTAACTGGCATCACGTAGTAAGCGTCAAGATCAGCAAGGATCTCTTTGACGCGCTTTTTTACTTTGGCCTCGGGAGTCACCGTATTACTTAATACGCTGTTTTAGGGGAACTGCCAGATAGTTCATCTAAGACTTTTACATTCAACACTAACGCGTATTCACCGGGGCCGGTCATCCATCCAATTTCTTTTGCGCCTTCGGGAAAGAAACTTTTAAAAGACATAGGGATATACCGTCTTCCGGTGAGTATCTCTTTCCAATTAAACGCATGAACCATCGCCAATGACTGCTTTAACTGCACAGGCATAGTGTCCAAAGTAAACCGCCTAATATAATTTTTATCCACGTGTACCGCGAACTCGCCGTCCTCCAATCGCATAAAGACAAGATACTCTATGTCTCCGTCATCGCTAGACGCATAGTGCCTCGGACTAACTACTATATTGTCATCGATGGATGACATGGATAAAGTCGTGGCTGTAGCCGCTCATCTCTTCCCAAAACGAATGGTGCGTCCCTGTCGGAATCAACTCGTTAGAGCCTCGGTGAGTCTTCAGCATCACCAAAGAGTATTCCAACTCACGGTAGATATCGGCGGGGATATCCTGCAAGGACTTGTACCACTTAAAAGGCAGAGTAATGTCACAGTAATTAAAGTTATTCGTAGTCGGCAAGAACCCTGCGTTAGTGTAATGCTCTACTGCGGCAAGCATAGGCTGCTGACCAATCGCGCCCAGTATCACCCCCCCATTGACCTCATTGGCTAGCACCCACTTGTCGCCTTGCACAAAATCACTAGCAGTCTTGAGTGCTTCTCTGAACCGATCTCTCTTGTCAGAAAATTCTTTATACATGGAGTCAAACATACTACGTAGGTTACTTGGCATTTCTACCAGAGTCACCTCACCTTTCATGTGCTTCGCCATGAATGTCAACAAGTCACGATCCATCGACAACGGATTAGAAAACGACGGCGCACGTGACGTGGACTCGCCCATCGCCTTGTCAATCAGACGATCAATCATTCCGTAAACAGTCTGATTAAAAAAGTTATTGTTGTCGTTGACTCTGATATTAATTCGCTCAGCCACATCGCTGCCTGACTTGGCTATCTTGTTTCTCATGTACCGAAAATTATTTGTAGTCAATACTGAGAACGCACCGCCCGACAACGAATGGCACACGTCAAACGAATTGAGTGTCGAACCAATCCCAATAACTGCGACGGGCAAACCTACTGGCGTGATCAACGTAACTTTGCTGATCCTACCAGAATCTCTTTCAACAACACCGACACGTAGGTTGCCATTTACCAGATTGTATGCAGCAACAATGACATTAAAAAACGGTGAACGCACGATTTCCATGCGTGTGGCCGCATCGACTTGTCCCTCCATGAATAGAGAGTCAATGTTAAAACTCTGCGCTGATTTCCTACCCACTTTACTAACTCCTATCGTTGATTGATATCTTTACCATCAAGCCACACTTCGATGCCATTACCAGAGTATGCACCGTCGTTGGCTCGTTCAAACTTAAAGTTTTCTACTCTGGCGTACTCCATCCACTCACGCCCTGTCATGTGAAACTCTTTGGCTTTGTTGTAATCCCAACCATAAAGTTTCTTACGGGGGGATAACTTTTCTAACTTATACTTGCTCATACCATCGTCACGTAATAGATCAACACGCCACACATACAACTAAAAAAGCCGTGGCGAAACGCGGTGAAATACACCCTCTTCGCATGATATATAAACTCTTCTTCGCTCATACTAATACCTCAAAGTTTCGGCTCTTGATGCCGACATCGCGTTGCACTTTGTCCATCGGCACGTTGAACTCTCCAGCGACAGTGGCAAGGAGTTGGATCATTTTGGCCTCTGTTTCGCCCATGTATTGGGCAATGGCTATTTGGTAGATGGCGGCTTGGTAGCCTCGCATCTCTGTCGTGTCGTGCTTTTCAATGTTCATCTCACACCTCCTCCAAAACTACTTCGGCATCTTCGGGAGCGATGTCCTCGCGGTACTTGCGGATTAACTTATCATCTGAACAATCCTTGAACCCGCCCTTCGCAAAGAACTTCACCGCTTCATCTAATTCTTCTCTGCATACGCCTCCATACACCCACTCCAACTCATGGCGCGTCAACGCCATGATCATGTCGCTTCTTGTTACCTTTACCGTTGCCATCTCACACCTCCATGCTTTGTTCTAACTTGCCCAACGCTGCGTCGATCTGAATCAGCGTCTCGTCAAGGCATCGCCCGTTGTTATGAGTCGAGCAGCCCACGTGTCCATGAAGGCATGGATATGTATCGTTCTCCATGCTTTTCTTGTGGTGCAGACTTACCCACTCGTTCAAGACTCTTATGTATGTTTCCAAGTCCATCTCACACCTCCATTACCGTATTAGTTAATACGCTCACGCTCTCATCACTACCTTTTGACCACTCGGCGGGAAGAAAGTTTCCTTGCCGCCTTCTTTAATTAGCCAGATGCATGGAATACTTGTCTGCCATCGCACCTCGCCCTCGACATAGCCATCAGTGAATACGATCATGCAATCTGCGCTAAGATTATTCTTAACGACGTAGTCGCTCACACACCCGGCACGTGTACCGCCGCCACCCATCGGTTTCAATGTTTGATGTAGCGCACCGTAGTTACCCTCAAACAACTGCTCACCATGTACTTGCGTATCCCACCACAACACACGGATGCGGTCGGGGGTCAGCGTGTCGCACAGTTCTTGGATGCGTGACGTGACCTTGGCGATATCAGAGTTACTGATCGACCCCGACGTGTCGATAGCGAGAATAACCTCACCGATTGTTTCGGTGATCGTGCTTGGCAAGTAATAGTCATCGGCTAAACGATTCTTGTTGAACCGACGCCACGTGAACTCATCTGCACCGCGCACGTTGGATGACCAGAAATCTTGCAGCACCTCGCGCCAGTCAATCTCTGGCTGCATAAGATCTTGGATGACACGGGGAATCTTCGCACCAAATCTACCTGCGATGATCGCCCCTTCCTGTATCGCCTCATCAACTTGCCGCTCGACTGCCTCGACTTCCTGCGGGGTCATGTCATCAAGACCTTCGCCGTCATGCTCATCGAATGATTGCTGCGGTCTACCTCCGCCGCCACCTTGTTGTTCCTCATTGTATAAATAGTCAAACACACGGCGCACAGACCAACCGTCGAACATTGGGTCATAGAAACAAGAGTCCGGTAGGTCGATGAAGTCTGGATACTGAACGTGAATATTTTTGATGATGCCATTCACCACATAATCTTCAGCGATGTTAGTCATCCGTGCGTTCTTCTTGCACAGATCACGATGGCGAGGAATGTGCTTGAGCAACACGTGTAAAGTCTCATGCAGCACCACACCACGCACATTCGCATCGGACAACTTCGACATGAACTCACGTCCGTATCGCTTGTTAAGCCCATCGGTGTAGGCGGTCGGACATTTTTTGGGATCATCAATGATGCTCGACTCACCCATGAGGATCACCCCGCCATACAGACAGGTCTCAGGATGCTTGATCAGCGCGATGTGCGCTTTCTTCAAACGCGTTTCAAAATCTAACTCTCTCATTACTGCGTTCATAACTTCACCTCTGGATACTTGACTGTAATGTTTGCACCCATCTCGCGGGTCAACTGCAACTCAGAGTAGTCAAATGTTTTCTTACGCATCAACGTGGCGAGAATCTTCGCCTCTTTGTTCTCAGGATAAAATCTGACGTTGCCGTAGTTCTCTTTACGCATCACTACCACTTCCATAGATCACCTCTTACATCAAAAGTTCAATGTTCTTCATGCCCCACTCACGCAGATCGTTGTTGTTCTTCGCAAGTCTCGCCGTGCGCTTGGTCTGATACGCCATCGTATAGAAACATTCTTGGATTTCTTCAGACCGGATACGTTTCACGAACGTCATAAAGTTAGACAGATCATCCTGCGTATCAATCGAATCGACTGCGTTGAACATGATCTGAAACAACACCGCTGCCTTCTCGGGCATCTGCACCGTGTCAGGACTAGCAATAATGTCCTTAACTGATACCAACTCTTTCTCCATCAGCAGAAACGCTTCCAACTTCTCAGCGAACGCTGCACCGCACAAACCCGCCAGTGCTGCCTGTGTCACGTAAGATCCCAACTTGCTACGGTTCTTGATCACCTCGTCAGCACCGACAAGAGATCGCGGCGTGACAAACGATACGTTCGGGCGTGTCGGATGAAAGATAAACTCATTCTCGTCCTGCCCACCGTCAAGGTATGAGGCAAGACATTTAGAATTCATGGCGACAAACGCACGCAGCAGACCAGAAACGCCGTTGTCTGAAGCCCACAAATTCCACCTAACGTGATCAGGCTTGCGTACATTGACTACACACAACCTGTTCAACACGTGGGCAGACATGGTATCGGTCACACCATCTGATACGTTATTACCCGTTGCAAATACGATCGAATCCGCGGGCAGTGCCGTGTCGCCCACCGTTCGCTCAAGCAACAGTCGGGTAAAGATCACCTGAAGTAACTTGTTGGATTTAGTCAACTCGTCAAGCATGATGATCTTGGGCTTGGGGCTGTCCATCTTGAACAACTCCGACACATAAGACTCTAACGTCTTCGTATCCCGATTCGGTATCCGCATCACAATGTCGGACACGTCCATCACCGGACAGTCCACGTACACGTAGTCGTACTTGTCTCCGTGCATCTTCTGCAACATCTTCAGCACCGTGGACTTGCCGATCCCCGGCTCACCTCGCAGCATGACGCTACGGTGATGACCGATTGTTGATATCAATAGTGGAATGTCTTTCAGTTCCACCGGATTGTTAAAGTTAATTGTCTTGTTAGCCATAGTTTCCTCGCTACCGTATTAGTTAATACTCAAACACTTGCACCAAACTTCGCCAAGATATCGTCGATACCTTCCTTGATGACCACACGTTGCGTGTCGGAGTTCCGTAACTTCTCAATCTCAATGCCAGATAACAACGTCTCCAATGACGCACGTGCCTCTTCCAACTTAGGATCTGCGGTCAAGTTAAAGGTACGGAACGTGTCGCACAGTTCCCTCGCACGATCCAACGTGGAGTCATACAGTTTTCTACGACGAACCTTCACCTCGCCGTTCGCATCCACCGTAGTCTCGACCTCGCAGCAGTACGAAATAGACTTCATAATCTCAACCAACTGCGCGGACTGCTTCGACAACACCGACTCGACCATGCGCTTGGCTTGCCGCTCATAGTGCGTAGTCATGTCATCTAAGAGATCTTGTGAGATCTGACAACGGAAGTCGCCCGTGGGAACCTCGCTCTGTATCAGATCGACAGAGAATTTATGTCTCAGTTCCGACACGTCTGGATACTCGCTCCGGTCAAACATATCGCCTTGCACAAACGCCATGTTCGACACGATGGCAGGGTACTTGTCCAGAAAGTCTTGTACCAAGTCATAAAACTTATTCTCATGCTCACGATACCCCTTGTGAAACTCAGCCAGATTAGCGACGGGCAGTAGGCGTTGCGATCCCGCCCAGTCATACGTGCATCGCTGCATCCAGTTATAGATTGTCTGGCGATAGTTCATCACCGCCTTATGTTCGGCGTTCTTGGCAAGAAGATTCTTAACGAACTTGCCACTATCGCTGCTCGCTTTCTTCGCAGTCGTTACTTCGTCGCTAATTTGTTTATCCTGCACCGTGGCGTTCCACACGTGCGACTCGACTGACACAAGCACACAAGATGTTGCAAGGGACACAACATGGTTCGGCTTAGTCAGTAACACATTACCCACTTGACTATCCATCGTTCACTCCTCCGTATTACTTAATACGCTACTGGTTGATTTAACTTGCTTCAGCACTACGATCTGGTCACGGATATACCGCGACCATGCGTTCTCGACTATTAGTTTAGACTCGATATCTGTCCGTAAGTTCCGTAGGTTTTTGATCTTTTCGTCAGACTCACGCAACTTTTGGCTAAGACTGTTTATGTTGTTCTCAATCATGGTCATTTACGCTCTTTCTCGATCCATCGCATCCACTCAAACAGGACTCTCTTGGCTTCGCGTTGGTCAAGACCAAACTCTTCAGCCAGATACGGCGCTGCGCCAAACATATTGACCGTGCCGCAATCACGGAGTTCAGTCAGATATTCAAACTCTTCTCGTACAACTTCATTACTCATCGTCTTGCTCCTCGTTGTCCAACAACTCATTACACCTCGCCATGTCTGCCACCTCGTCCTCGCTCATGTATTTGAGACAGGCCATGATCACCGTATCCTTGTCCAAAATGCCTTCCTCGACCATCAACAGGATTCGCTCCGTTGTATGTCTACGCATACCTTCCTTGATCTCCATGTCCCATATCTCGTTATAAATCTGAGGCTTCTTGCTCATCTCACACCTCCACCGTATTAGTTAATACGAATACTTAACAGCCAACGTCTCATCGTTCATCAGCAGTCGCTTTTTGTACCCGTTGCCTACGTTCAGACACGTGAAGTAAAACGCTGCTCGACCAAGATTCCCCTTGATCGTGTATCTAGTTTTAAACGACGACTTGTACCGCCCCGTCTGCACGTAGAACAACGTCTCGCTTGAGTACGCAATACGCTTGCCGTCCAACTCTGAAAACTTAATTTCTACCTGCTCCATCTCACACCCCTTTGATGCCACAGGCATCCATGAATTTGTCCCGGTTGAAGCGTGGATTAGTACGCTCTAACGCCACGGCAACGTGCCGCGCAGTGATCCGGTGCTGCTCAATGAAGCGGTCTTGCCACTCCAGACTGCACGACTGAATCAGCGACCCGTAGATCGCTTTCGCAATCAACTCATAGTCTTTCCTAGTCATCGTCTTACCCTCTTGCTACCTTGTTGAGACACTTCAACAACTCACGGTCACTCACGACCACATAATTACTCTTATGCATCGGCACGACCGTATGCTTGACCTTCCTCGCATCCACCTCGCCACACTCTAGGCAGGTAATGAATCCCGCCTCGA